ACTCCTTCGTCTAAGAACTTACCATAATCTGCCATTTCAAATGTTAAACTCGGCATAGCTGAGCCTCCTGTAAATCTACCCTTAATACTTCTATTCATCTTAGCAGTTACATAGCCCTTTATAGAGCCGTGTAGCTTACCTGTAGACTTATGTGATGACTTCTTACCCCTAACCATTCTACCCTTCGTTAAATTAGCCTTAGATTGGCTAACTACATAACGCTTGTAAGCCTCCATAACTTTACGAGCCTTAGGGTATGTACTTGTATTTTTAAGGTTTAGATTTAGCAAAGGTCTAAAGTATTTTTAATAGCTACTGTGAAGTCTACACCTACACCTGCTAATTTGTCTTCAAATCTCTCTGAAAAGAACTCTATTGCTACGTCATCCTCTTCTAGTTGAAAGCCGTTAGCGTATAGGTCTCCTCTCATTAATTCCTGTATAGTTTTGGTAGCTGCAGCAAACATACTGTTAAGTACAAAGTGCTCATTATCATTACCATAGAATTGGTCTGTCTGTTCCTGCTTCTGTTCGTCTACAATATCTAGAAATAGTATACTCATATCTACATAAGCTACACCTTCTCCTATCCTAGCTGAGGTCATTCCAACGTGTGCTAAAGGAAATATGTTTTTCTTAAGTAAGTCAACCTCGAATAAGTCCCCAAAGGTTACCTGATTCACTAGAGCGTTATTCTCTAGTTCTGTCTTAATTGCGTCTGTTAATTTAAAGATGTTATTCATAGTTATCTATTTCTTCTGTGTTGTGCTCTTTCGATTTCTGCCTTCTCTTTGTCAAATTCTAAAAAGAGTAAAGCCTCTAAGTGGTTTAATTCAGTTACTTGTTTATACTTTGTAGCATCGCCTCCACATAAAGCGTAGAGAGAGTTAAACCACCCGTACTTCTTTGCGAATTGAGCTTCTCTAGAATAGTCATCGCCTCCTCCTTCTCCTGACTCGAAAAGTCCTGCGAAGCCTTTAGTAACTCGTTCGCGATATTGTAAAAAAAAACAATAGCCGCTGATATTATGCCTACAGGTGCCTGTTTCATTATGTGGTGTGCCTCTGTGCTAGCCTCATATCCTTCTATAGTGTATAGCTCTCCAACCTCCTTAACAATAGGTCTAAACATAACAGACGCAGCCTTGTGAAAGTCCTTGTCTTTAGATAGCCCCTCTTCTAGGTCAATAAACTCTCCTAGAGATATAGCTTGTAAGTCAGGTATAAAACCGTATTTAATGCCATCTAACTCAAACTTATTGGTAAAGGGTACATTCTGTTGTAATACCTCTAAAACCTCGTTAGAAATGCTCTCAGCATCACTCAGGCGCATCTTAGACACTAACGCTATGTCTACACCGCAAAATATCTCTATTGTCTTAAACATAAAGAACTCTTTATCCTGCTCTTCAGTATTGATTAAAGCAAAGCGTTGGTATTGCTCTAGTGTTATATCATTAATATGAGTTGGTACTTGTATCTTCATAGTATAGTATTTAGGCTTTATTTAAAAACATTGTATAGGTTAAAATGGAGTAAGCAAAAAAAAAGTAAAAAAAGTTTGGAGCGTATATATATTAATTAGTATCTTTGTAACGGTGCAATAAAGTCAACGGCAAAATAGTATATAAAAAAAGGGCATCACAATTAAGTGACACCCCCAAAACAAAACAAACATTTTTATTACCAACCTCTATTAGCTCGGCTGTATGCCTTCTTTACATTGTTAGGTGTAAACTTGTTTAAAGCTCTAAGCTCATTGAAGGCTAATTCATAAGAAGTCTTTGCAGCTCTAAATTCCTCAGTAACCTCTACCATACCTGCTGAGTTCTTTTCGAATGTGTTAAGTATCTCAGAGTAAGTGTTAACTCTTTTTTCGATTGGGTTTCTTAATTCTGTGTAAAGTTCTAAAGTCATAATATTGTATTTTAGTGTTATTGTCTACGCAAAGATAAAACCTTTTTAAATATTACACAAGCTTTTTAAAGTTTTTTTTAATTTATTTTTTAATCTCTTATTACCTCCCTATCTACTATAGCCTCATAGAGTACCTCTAATAGGTTACTGTCTCCTAGATGCTCTGAGTTATCAATGATACCTTCTAAGTCTGCTAAGGCGTGCATATAGCCTCTTAGATAGTCTTCTCTGACCTTCTCCATCTCTCTGTTATTATATAGTGTGTCTAGTGTGCTCATAGTTATTTATTTTTACGTTTATTATATCTTTGGTCTAGTATTCTTTTGCACCTCTGTAGCTTCTTATTAGGGAAGTATGTGAAGTTTAAAAGTATATGCTCTAGCTCTAGGGTTGTTAATTTGTTTAAATCTGTATCTGTCATTATATTATTTTTTAGTGTACCACGCCCCGCCATTAAAGCCTAACTCTTCGTGAAGCTGACGCTCTACGTCTAGGGCTTCTCTTTTGCTGCTAAACTTATACATTATAGTACACCCTGAGGTATCCCTGCCTTGCTCCTTGTGTCTCCATAACCTACCCTTGAGCCTAGTAGTTACACCTATATAATGGTGCTTAGGTAGATAGTATACCGTATAGAAGCCGTCCTTTAAGGCCTCTCTATTGGCCTTATGCACCTCTTTTAAGGCATCTTTATTGGATTTGTAATACTTAGCCTTATACTCTGCTATCTGTTCTCTTCTCCTAGCCCTATAGGCTTTATCGTATATTCTCTTTTCTTCTTTAGTCATCTATATCTTATTGTCTATCTCTTGGATTATATGTCTAAGCTCGCTTCTCTCAAACTTGCCTACCCACTGTAAATTTATAGTTAAGTTATAGTAGTCCTTCTCTAGTGGTGTTATTAGTACTTGTACGTCTTTCATAGTTATTTAGTTTTAAGGTTTAATATTCTTTTATTAATTGCTTTACGTCTTTTACAGCATTGTATTTTGTCTGCTATCTGTTGTAGTTTCTGTATTATCTCTTTAGTTGTTCTCATATCTTTGCTTTGTGATTATCGTAATAGTGCTTGTATATCTCACACACCTTCTCGTGCATCAAATGTTGCTTGTATATCTCCTTACCTTCGTGCTTAGCGTTACCTATCTCTATGACTAGTTTAACGTAGCTGAGGTTGACCGTCTTTTTACCTACCTTGTGGGTATAATTCTCTTTAGTTGGCACAGGGTACACTCTTAAGTGATTGCCTTTAAGAGCCCATTGCATATATTCTAGACACTCCATTACTTCTGAGACAATCTAGTGGCCTCTAAGCGACCGTTACGATAATGCTTTACTAATAGCTGTGTATCTAGTTTAACGACCTTATATGGTCTTATAGATAGCTTAATAAGTAGTTTTCTATACAAATTCATTCTTCTTTAATTTAAGGGTTAGTAATTTATTCTCTGTAGTTAATCTCGCTACCTCTTCTCTTAATGCTAATATAGCCATTTCGTAGTAGTCTAGTAGTAGTTCTGTTTGTTCGTCCATATTATTTGTTATTAAGGTTTTGTAGCTCTACGATTAGGTCTTCGTGTTTGTCAAAGTCTCTAAGTGGCGCTAGTAATTGCAATGTTAGTAAGGCGTCAATTGCTTCGGCTTGTTTGTCTTCAAAGTTAGTTAAGTAGCTCATAATTTTTATATTTAGTTGTTTTGTTTGATACAAAGATACGCATAACAAGATGTATCTACCAAACTTTTTAGCAACTTTTTTTAAAAAACTTTTGAAATAAAATGTAACTAGCTGAGGTGTAGCTAATTAGTTAAGAAAATATTTTCCACTATTTGGGTTACTTAAGTGGTAAGATACAAAATAACGTATACCATCTAGTAAGTGATTGTAGTTATCTATAGCCACATCTTTGCCATCTTTCCAAGTGTAGTTATTAAGCTCTGTAATAAGGTTTCTAGAGCCTTTATGTATATATAGCTTGTACTCCTGCATTAATGCTATACCTAAGTTAATAGAGCCCTGTCCTTTGATACTAGGCTTTATGTTAAGCCCATAGTTAGCCTTAAGCTCGTGGAGTAGTCTTGGCTCAGCTGAGTCTCCTATAGTTAACGTATCCTTACCTTGCTTTAATAACCTAGCGGCTATATCTGAGGTAGTAAGCCCCTGAGCGTATATAATCTCTTTAATGTATATCTCTTTAGATTTCTTATTTATACTAATTAAACAAGCCCCTGTAGGGTCTGCACTAAACCCAAAGTCCATCCCTATACCGTAGTAGTCTCCATTAGCATTGAAGTCTTTTACCTCCCAATTACTGAAAATAACGCCTTCAGCTACAGAACGCCAACCACCGAGAATCTGAGCCTTGTATTCTTCGGGTCTCTCTTCTTTCATTCTATTAACGTTAGCTAAGAACGTAGCGTCTAAGTGCTTCTCGTTATCTTTATATGAAGTATGTATATAGGTAGTGTCTTCTAGTGTAGTATTCTCTCCACCTTGTAAGTCTCTAGCCTCAAAGAATCTCTTATATATCCAATGTGCCTTAGTGGCAGGATTCATAACCATTATAACTCTGTTCTGTGCATCTTTAGAACGTACTGAGAGGTCAATCTTATCGAATAGTAAAGGGTCAGGCATCTCTTCTGCTTCGTCTAATATCCAAGTGGTTATACCGTTAAGTGACTTAAGCGCAGCTGTCTGATTTCCGCTCCCTGTCTTTAGGCCACGAAAGTATATCTTATTACCTGTGACCTTATTAGTAATATCTGTCTTGTTAACTAAGAAGTTATCTGCTAAGCCCATTAGCTCAATCTTCTCTGTCATTTCAGGTATAATAGAAGTACTTGCTGAGGTCATAGTAAAACGTGTAAAGAGCACATTGTGCCCCTTCTCATAAGTAAGCAATAGTATCATAGTAGATATACTAAAAGACTTACTAGAGCCACGACCACCTGTAACTATATAGTAGCGTGAGTCGTTAAGAAATAACGGCTTATATTTAGGGCTTAATTTTATCATCTAGTCTTCGTCAAATGAGATTAAACCTTTCAATGTTATATTGTGGTCTACTTCTCCTGTGGTGTGTATATCTATTTCTTGTTTGGGTAGTCCTGCTCTATACTTTAAGAACAGCTCAATAGCTCTTTGGTCTCCTGACTCAATACGTTCTAGTAGCTTTTGTATTACTACGTCTACGTCTATGTTATCATCTAGGATTTGTCTTATGTTTATTACTTCTCCGTTAGAAGGTCTGCCTGCTCCTGCTCTAGCGCCTCCTGATTTACCTTTTACTCCTGCCATTTGAAATCATTTGATTGTTAGGTGTTTATTTAAAAACAGTCTAATTAAAAGGTCGTTATCAACTTAGCCATAAACTCGGGCAATACATAACTATACTTTGTTATCTTAGCGTTCCTACTGAAGTCTGTTGTCATAGGACACGTAAAAGCTCTTACAGTCATATTAACGATAGTTTCTATATTCTTAGATATGTTATATACCCATACGCCTTTATTGTCCGTTACAACGTATAAAAAGTCTTTACCTTTAATCTGTGCCTTTTGATAGTTAACAAATAGCTTAGAGGCTTCTAATAGCTTCTCAGAATAATATACTCTCCTGTTCTTTATCTCTACTATATAGTTATTGTCTTCTGCGTCATAACTACTGAAACCCCCTGAGCATAATTTCAAGGTAGTCTCAGCTCTGTTATTTAATACATCTATTGTGCTCTGTTCTGTCATACTCCAAATATCTTTAATTTAGCTTCTAAGTCCTTAACTTTAGCTTCTGCTATCTCTAGTGCCTCTTCTGCTTTACGTGCTCTTAAAACGGCTCTATTGCGTCCCTCTCGTGCTTCTGAGATTAACCTGTTAAAGCCATAGTCTCTAAGCTCTAGGTTATTGATATAAACAAACGTTCTAAGAAAAGAGTTATATATACCTAGTAGCTCTTTGTTGTCAGGTCTAGCGTCTAACCATTTGCCTAGTGTCTCAGTTATCTCTGTAGTATCTGCGCACTTCTGTAAAAATTCAATAGTCGGCGGTGTCATCATATTCTGTTAGTCTTACTTTACAATTAAATTCACTTTTATTAAGCCACGTCAATGTAGCTAGTCTCATACCCTCGGCTATGCTAAACTCATTCTCTTCAGCTGCCTCTAGTTGCACTTCAATACACCTCTGTAGCTCTACCCCTAGGGATAAAGCGTATAGAGTTGCTTCGTAATTTAGGTTTACTATCTCTTTGTCTAACATTATAGCGTACCTTCTTTGTGGTATTGTGATAGGTCTATTAGTTCGTCAACGAAAAAAGCCTTGTATATTGCTATAGCTGCTTCTAGTTTATCCTTACCTGATTGTAACGTTTCTTCTGAGGCTTTAAACACTCCTATATCTGTAGTGGTTTTATCTATTACCAACCAATAGAAATCAGGCACATTATATAGCTGCGTATATAGGTAAGCCTGTAAGTCATAATCATACTTTTGAATAGTAAACTTAAACTGATTAACATTGTCTCCATTCTTTAGAGTAATATCCTTTAATCCGTCGTTAGTTGTTTTAACGTCTGCTACATATTCTCCTTCTTTGAATATATCTGCCTTACCTCTTACAGCTAGCCCGTCTACTTCTACTAGAGCAGGCTCTTCTGTCTTAGCTCCCTTCATAAATGATACACAAGCGTCATTTTGCAGGAAGGCTGCAGCTATCCTAGAAGCCATATACTTCTCTTTAAGGGTGTAGGTTACTTCTGCTCCGTTCTGCTCCTTAGCTAGTTTCCATTTAGTAGTATTCTTACTAGAGGTATCTACAAAGGTAAACTGTCCGTACTTCTCAGGCTCTAGTATCTCTGTATGTACTAACTTACCATCTCTTAGGGCTTGTGTCTCTGTCATACCCTTCTTTTTCATATGAGCAAACCACTTAGGGCTTTTCAATAGCCACTTCATAGTAGAGTAGCTTAATACTCTGTCTAGGTTAAGGTATTTGTAATAGTAATCATCTCCTACCATATTGTCTAGTGTCTCAGATAGGTCTACTTGCTCGTGGTTTAATAGTGTTACTTTCATAGTTATAGGTTGTTTTCTAGTTGTGCAATAAATTCTTGTTCTGTCATCTCCATTCCTTTGAATAGGTCTGCGTTCATATCTAGTATGTCTGCGTCTAGGTCTATTC